AACGTCATTTTCCTTTCCGTGAGGCTATCTAAAACAGGCTCTGCTTTTACAAAAACCATTATCTTCGATATCATTAGGGCTCCCATTCGGGGGCCCTTTTCTCTTATTATACACAAAAGTAATGGTAAATGCAATGATAAACCATTATCTTTGATTTGAAGAATAATGGGTTTTCTTTGGAAATTTTCTTACTTTCCTTTTCAGAGTACAATAAAGATGCTGGTGATGCAGCAAATATAAAGTATTGTGTCCGATAGCGCTTAAGGACGGAAAGGAGAAAATGATGACAAACAACGAAAGGCGAAATTGGATTATAAACATCGAAAATAGTGCTGCTGTAGTTGAATCCCAGCTTGGATGGGAAGTGGTCAAATCTGTCCTTGAACGCTACGGTGCAAAAAATATCTATGATTTGAATTCAAAGGATCTACCTGAGATTTTCAGTGAACTATACGCCATTGAAGCCGACCTAAGATAGTCAATCTGCCCTGAGCAAGACATTAAACTGCTCACCGCCCGACACCGCATCAGCTGATCACTGATGGCTCAACGGTATCCGGCGGCACAACTCAATATCACAGCTGCCTTTTGAGCGGGTTAGCTGCAATCCGAAACGGAGAACTCCGTTAGGACTGCGGTTAGGTTTTTACACCCTTTTTGCGGCAGCACCCAGAGTCCTCCGTTTCGAGAAATCGAAAATCGGAGGACTTTTTATGAAAAACAATGCAAATCAGACCACATCAACCATCTACTACCGTCCGCTCAAGCAGTGGATCGAGGTCACCCCGGAACAGAAGCGGGACTGGGAGCGGTTCATCGGGACTACCCGCAAGGCGAAGCAGAGAGCCGGAGCCTGCTGCATTCCGTACAAAAAGAGCTACAAGTGCGACGGTATTTGCGACACCTGCGAGTTCCGCTGTATCCCGAAGGATGCTCCCCAGCGTCTCTCCATCGACACGGAGATGGAGAACGCCTATGAGAACGGCGTCTCCCGCACCAGCTTTCTTGCGGACAGCAGGCTGACCACGGAGATCGATATCGATTCCCTGATCCTGAACGGCCTGCTCACGGAGCTTCAGTCATCCGACCCGGAAAGCTATGAGATCCTCATGGCAATTGCGGACGGGCTTTCCGAACGCGCCGGTGCAGAGCGGCTGCAGATGCCCCGTAACACCTTCGTGTATAAGCGCAATCAGCTGCTGAAGCGACTCAAGGAAAAATTCTAAAAATCTTTCGGCCAGCCCCTCCTTTCCTGTCCAGATGGGTCTGTGAAAGGCAACACAAGACGCCTTGGGAAAGGAGGGACCGCCGATATGAGTTACAACGCAAACCATTATGACGCCCGTGCCGACGAGGACATTGTTGATGTCCTGACCGCAATCAGCGTGGTGTCAAGGAGACTGGCAAGCAACCTGACCATCGCACGCCAGCAGAGCAAATCCAGGGAAGGAGGAAAATCACATGAGCAGAATGAGCGATATGGCGCAGACCATCGAAGAACTTCGCAGTGCTGCCGCTGCTATTTCGGATGCCGCTGACTGGCTGACGAAGGTATTCAGCAGTGAACCGCAGGCAGAGGATGCTCCTGCTTCTCCTCCCGAACCGGAGCTGACGCTGGAGCAGGTCAGAGCCGTGCTTGCGGACAAATCCCGCCAGGGACACACCGCCGAGATCCGCGCCCTGCTTCAAGAGTACGGTGCATCCAAGCTGTCACAGATCGACCCCGCACATTACAAGGCACTACTCGCCGAAGCGGAGGTGATGACGGATGGCAGTTAAGCACGCAGTCTTATCCGCTTCTTCTTCAGAGCGGTGGCTCAACTGTCCGCCCTCCGCAAGGCTGTGCGAAGCCTACGAGGACAAGGGCAGCGATTACGCCGCCGAGGGAACAGACGCCCACTCGCTCTGTGAGTTTCGGCTGAAGCAGGCTCTGGGAATTCCGGCGGATGATCCCATCGAAAACCTCTCCTGGTACAACGAGGAGACGGAGGACTGCGCCGCCGGGTATGCCGCCTATGTATCGGAGCTTCTGGAGACCGCAAAGCAGACCTGTGCCGACCCAGTCATCCTGATCGAGCAGCGAGTGGATTTCTCCCGCTGGGTGCAGGACGGCTTCGGCACCGCCGACTGCATCGTCATCGCTGACGGTGTGCTGAACATCGTGGACTATAAGCACGGCAAAGGCGTGGAGGTCAGCGCCGTGGATAATCCGCAGATGATGCTGTATGCCCTGGGCGCTCTGGAGATCTTTGACGGCATCTACGACATCGACTCCGTCCGCATGACCATCTACCAGCCCCGGAAATCCAATATCAGCGTCTGCGTCATGGAAAAGGACGGCCTGCTGGAATGGGCGCAGAACGACCTGACCTATAAGGCGAAGCTGGCATACGAGGGCGGCGGCGATTTTCACTGCGGCGAATGGTGCCGGTTCTGCAAGGCAAAGGCCGAATGCCGGGAACGAGCCGAAGCGAATCTTGCGCTTGCCCAGTACGACTTTGAAGAGCCGCCCCTCCTGACCGATGAGGAGATCGCCGGCATCCTGGACAAGGTGGACGCTCTTACCGCCTGGGCTGCGGATGTGAAGGAATACGCTCTTCAGCAGGCAGTCAGCGGTACGGCGTTCCCCGGCTGGAAGCTGGTCGAGGGCCGCTCCAACCGCAAATACACCAGTGAAGCCGCTGTGGCCGCAGCCGTTGAGGGCGCCGGCTTCGACCCCTATGAAAAGAAACTCCTCGGTATCACCGCCATGCAGAAGCTGCTGGGCAAATCCCGCTTTGAGGAGCTTCTCGCACCCTACATTGAAAAGCCGCAAGGCAGGCCGACGCTCGTGCGGTCGAGTGATAAACGGCCGGAATGGAATACCGCAAAAAAATGATTTTATGGAGGAAATGTAATATGTCTAACAACACAAACAGAGTCAACAACCCTATGAAGGTCATCACCGGTCCCGACACCCGCTGGTCCTACGCCAACGTCTGGGAGCCCAAGTCCATCAACGGCGGCACGCCGAAGTACTCAGTATCGCTGATCATCCCAAAGTCCGACACCAAGACGGTGGCGAAGATCAAGGCCGCCATTGAAGCCGCCTACCAGGAGGGGCAGGCCAAGCTGAAGGGCAACGGCCGCAGCGTACCTCCTCTCTCCGCAATCAAGACCCCGCTGAGAGACGGCGACATTGAAAGACCCGATGATCCCGCCTATGCGAACGCCTACTTCATCAACGCCAACTCCGCCACCGCTCCCGGCATCGTAGACGCAGACCGCAATCCCGTGCTGACCCGCTCCGAGGTGTATTCCGGCGTCTACGGCAGGGCGTCCATCAACCTGTACGCTTTCAACAGCAACGGCAACAAGGGCATCGCCTGCGGCCTGAACAATCTGCAGCTCATCCGTCCCGGCGAGCCCCTGGGCGGCAAGGCCAGCGCCGAAGCCGACTTCGCAACTGATGACGACGAGGATTTCCTCGGTTAAGACAAGGGAGGTAAACGACTATGACAACAATTCAGACGATCCTTCTCCTCGCTCTTCTCGCCATCTGGCTGTGTGTCAGCGCAGTCATTCTGATCAGCAGTATTCAGTCCTTCATCTATGACCGCAAGCGTGAAAAGCGTGAGCGGGAACAGGCGGCCCGTGATGCGGAGTATCACGAAAACCGCATGAAGCTGCTGGAGAAATAATAACCAAGCCCCAGGGCGGCGGAGCGATCTGCCGCCCTATTGGGGTATGGAAGGAAGTGACGAAATGCAAACCTTATCAATTGACCTGGAGACCTATAGCGACCAGCCCCTTGCCAAAACGGGCGTGTACCGCTATGTGGAGTCTCCCGATTTTGAAATACTGCTCTTTGCCTACAGCTTGGACGGCGGTTCCGTACAGCAGATAGACCTTGCCTGCGGGGAGAAGATCCCCTCGGAGATCCTTTCCGCTCTGGAGGATGAGACTGTGACCAAGTGGGCCTTCAACGCCAATTTTGAACGCATCTGCCTGTCCCGCTTTCTGGGTTATCCGACCGGCGACTATCTGAAGCCGGACTCCTGGAAATGCTCGATGGTCTGGGCGGCGTATATGGGGCTACCCTTATCCCTGGAGGGAGTCGGGGCTGTTCTCGGATTGGAAAAGCAAAAGCTGACCGAAAGCAAAGACCTCATCAAATATTTCTGCCAGCCCTGTGCGCCAACGAAGACCAACGGTCAGCGCACCCGCAATCTGCCGGAGCACGCCCCGGATAAGTGGCTGGCGTTCAAGCGATACAACATCCGCGATGTGGAGACGGAGATGTCTATCCAGGCACGGCTCTTAAAATATCCCGTGCCGGACAGCGTCTGGGAGGAATACCGTCTCGACCAGGAGATCAACGACCGCGGCGTGGGTCTGGATATGGAGCTGGTGCGGCAAGCCATTCAGATGGACGGGCGCTCCCGCTCGGAGCTGACCCAGGCGATGAAGGAACTGACCTCACTGGATAATCCCAACTCGGTACAGCAGATGAAGCAGTGGCTTGCGGATAACGGCGTGGAGACCGATACCCTAGGCAAAAAGGCTGTAGCGGAACTTTTGAAAACTGCGCCGCCGCAGCTGCAAAAGGTACTGACCCTGCGCCAGCAGCTTGCGAAATCCAGCGTTAAAAAATATCAGGCGATGGAGACCGCCGTCTGCGCCGATGGCCGCGCAAGGGGTATGTTTCAGTTTTACGGAGCCAACCGCACCGGGCGGTGGGCAGGCCGCATCATTCAGATGCAGAATCTCCCTCAGAACCATCTGGACGATCTGTCCGAAGCCAGAGGGCTTGTCCGGGCAGGCGGCTTTGACGCTCTGGAAATGCTCTACGAGGATGTGCCGGATACCCTTTCTCAGCTGATCCGCACGGCATTCGTGCCGCAGGAAAACAGGAAATTCATTGTGGCGGACTTCTCCGCGATTGAAGCCAGGGTGATCGCATGGCTTGCCGGCGAGAAATGGCGGCAGGATGTATTCGCCGAGGGCAAGGACATCTACTGCGCCAGCGCGTCCCAGATGTTCGGCGTCCCCGTAGAAAAGCACGGCGTCAACGGCCACCTGCGGCAGAAAGGCAAGATCGCAGAACTGGCTCTCGGCTACGGCGGCTCAGTGGGCGCACTTAAGGCTATGGGCGCACTGGAGATGGGGCTGTCAGAGGACGAGCTTCCAGCTCTGGTTTCGGCATGGCGTCAGGCGAATCCGAAAATCGTGCAGTTCTGGTGGGCGGTTGACCGCGCTGTGATGGACGCCGTTGCCCGTAGGACTACCACGAAAACACACGGCATCATATTCTCCGCCAGAAACGGGATGCTGTTTATCACCCTGCCGTCCGGCAGGAGCCTTTCCTATGTGAAGCCAAAGATCGGAGAGAACCGTTTCGGCGGCGACTGTATCACCTATGAAGGCGTCGGCGGCACGAAGAAATGGGAACGCATTGACAGCTACGGTCCGAAATTCGTGGAAAACATCGTCCAGGCAACCTCGCGGGATATCCTTTGTTACGCCATGAAGACCCTTCGCTGCTGCTCCATTGTCATGCACATCCACGACGAAGTAGTCATTGAAGCCGACCGCCGGATGTCCCTGCAGGCCGTCTGTGACCAGATGGGCAGGACTCCGCCCTGGGCAAGCGGACTGCAGCTTCGTGCAGATGGCTACGAGACTGATTTTTACAAGAAAGATTAACGAGGTAACGCCTATGAGCATCAATAAATTCAACAGCGAGGGCTACTACGACCCAACTACCTATGAAGCCCTCACCAATATAGAAAAGGAAGAACGCGCCCTCCGCGCTTTCCGCCCTATTGTCTACATCTGCTCACCCTATGCCGGAGAGGTGGCCGCTAATGTGGAGAACGCCCGGAGGTACAGCCGCTTTGCCGTGGACGCCGGATACATTCCCATTGCGCCGCATCTGCTGTTTCCACAGTTTCTCAGTGACGACAACCCAAAGGAGCGTCAGTTGGGGCTGTTCTTTGGAAACGCCCTCATGAGTAAATGCTCCGAGGTGTGGGTGTTTGGAGAGTACATCTCTTCCGGCATGGAATCGGAGATCCGCAGAGCCAAATGGAAGAACTACCGTTTGAGATATTTTACTAAAAGGACCCCAGAAAAGGCTTTAGACTTTTCTGGGAGAGGAGAAATAACGGAATGTGCGAGCTTTCACAATTTTGTGGAAGTGAGCGAAATGGAGTTTATTTCGACGAGCGAGGAGGTAACCGACTATGCGTGAACTGAACATCGCCTACGGCAATAACCGGCAGGCAAAGAGATGGGTCAACAAGACTATACGATTTGACGATCTGAAGGAACGGCTCAAAGTGACCATCCGCACCACCGAGTCCGCCGAGGAATATGCGAAGATGAGCCGCGCCCAGCGTGACGCTGCCAAAGACCACGGCGGCTTTGTTGCGGGCGTGCTGAAGGGCGGCAGGCGCAAGGTCGATACCGTGGAAAGCCGCTCGATGGTGGCGCTTGACGGCGACCGCATCGACGCCGCTTTTCTGAATAACTATGAAACGCTCTGCCCTTATACCTCCGCACTGTACACCACTCACAGCAGCACGGAAGAAAATCCCCGCGTCCGGCTGGTGTTCCCGCTGACCAGGGATGTGACCCCGGAGGAATTTGTGGCGGTGTCCCGCTATCTGGCTCAGATGTTGGGCATCGACTATTTCGACGAATGTTCCTACCAGCCCAATCAGCTGATGTACTGGCCGTCCACGCCGGCTAACGGCTCCTTTGTGTATAAGGAGACAGACGGTGGTTGGCTCGACCCCGATGCGATTCTCACAAAGCACCCGGAATGGACTGACCCCACAAGACTGCCCACCTCTTCCAGAGAAAGCAAAGCGAATACCACCGCACAGCAGAAGGTGCAGAACCCGCTGACCAAAGAGGGCGTGGTGGGTCTGTTCAACCGCACCTATTATCCCATCAGCAAGGCGCTGGAGGCATTTCTCTCCGATGTCTATGAGCCGACCGACAATGAGAACCGCTGGCACCTGATCGCATCCTCCAGCATGGCGGGCGTAGAGGTCAAGGAGGACAAGTTCGTCTACAGCCACCATGCCAAAGACCCGGCTTACCTCAAGCTGTGCAACGCCTTTGACATCGTCCGTATCCACCGCTTTGGAGATCTGGACGAAAAAGCGTCGTACAAGGCGATGTGCGAGTTCGCCATGCAGCAAGATGAGGTAAAGCTGCTGGCGGCAAGCGAACGGATGGCGGATGCCGAGACGGATTTCTCCGGCAGCGAGGATACCGACTGGCAGAAGCGTTTCCAGTACGAACCCCGCTCTACAGTTCTGAAAAACAACCTCCACAACATCACGCTCATCCTCCAGAACGACCCACAGCTCCAGAATATCGTATTTAACCAGCAGCTGGACGGCATGGAGATCAAGGGCGAGGTGCCCTGGAAGCACCCATCCAAATACTGGAGGGACGCTGACGATGCCCAGCTGATCAGCTATGTGGATTCCCACTACGGCACATTCTCCCAGCGCAACTATCAGATCGCCGTGACCAAGGTGGCGGACGACCGCTCCTACCACCCCATCCGTGAATATCTGGCGGCTCTGCCGGAGTGGGACGGCGTTCCCCGTGTGGACACGCTCCTCATCGACTATCTGGGTGCGGAGGATAATTCCTATGTCCGTGCCGTGACCAGAAAGACCCTCTGCGCCGCCGTGCGCCGGGTGCAGGAGCCGGGTGTGAAGTTCGATACCATGCTGGTCTTGAACGGTCCCCAGGGCATCGGCAAGTCTACCCTCATCTCCCGCCTTGCCGGAGAGTGGTTCTCCGACAGTCTGAACCTGAGCGACACCAAGGACAAGACCGCTGCCGAGAAGCTGCAGGGCTATTGGATTCTGGAGATCGGTGAGCTGGCGGGGCTTCGCAAAGCCGAGGTGGAGACGCTGCGTTCTTTCCTTTCCCGTCAGAACGATATTTACCGCGCCGCATTCGGCAGACGGGCAACGCCGCACCCAAGGCAGTGTATCTTCTTTGGCACCACCAATGCCGAGTCCGGCTATCTGCGGGATACCACGGGTAACCGCCGGTTCTGGCCGGTCAAAACGCCGGGCGGCGGCATAAAACACTCCTGGGAACTTACCACCGAGGATATCTGCCAGATCTGGGCGGAGGTGCTGGTGCTTGTAAAGGACGGCGAAAAGCTGCATCTTGCTCCCGACCTGGAGATGCTGGCGAAAAGCGAACAGCGGGAAGCCCTGGAGTCCGATGAGCGTGAAGGGCTGGTGCGCGAGTATCTGGAGACCCTGCTCCCGGAGGATTGGGACGGCATGGATCTGTTCGACCGCCGCTCCTTCCTCGCCGGAGTGAACAATATTGGCCGCGTTGGTACAGTCGCCAGAACACGGGTCTGCAATATGGAGATCTGGTGTGAGCTTTTCGGCAAAGACCAGGGCAGCCTTGGCCGCGCAGAATCCAACAACCTCACAGCCATGCTCACCAAGCTCGGCTGGGTGCGCAAGGAGAAAAAGGAGCGCGTCAAGCCCTACGGGCCCCAGTTCGTTTTTGTTCCCGGCGATGTTCCTGACTGATTTTTCGGGAACGGAGCGAATAAGGAACAGTTCCCGACTTCCGGCAGTGTTCCCAGGGGAGACTCCGGGAACGCCGCCAGGAACACACCGAATGTGCCGCCGCAAGGCAACTTTACAGGCTTCGTTCCTGTGTTCCTAAAAAAGCATACAAATTGAAAATGTATAAAAAAGACTGTACAGAACCCGTAAATCACGCATATGCACGCGCGTAAGGATTTTCAGGTTTTTAAGAACACGGAGGTAATGACATGAACTTCTACAATTACATGATAAGAAACTACAAAACGAGTGACTCTCCCGCAGGAGATCTCGCAAGAGATATGGCGAGGGATTCCGAACACTTCCCCAGGAATCGTGCCTGCAAATTCAAGGGATGGCATGACATCATCCATAATCATCTGGTCAGAAGCGGCGCTTGTGATGCCTGCCTTGAGACCTTTAAGGAATGCTGGGAGGAATATGTCAGATGCGAGAAAAAGAAATTGAAAAAAAACTGACGCAGATGGTCAAAAAGGCCGGCGGCATCTGCCCCAAGCTCGTATCTCCCGGTTTTGACGGTATGCCGGACCGCATGGTGCTGCTGCCGAATGGACGGATAGGCTTTGTTGAAGTCAAGGCTCTGGGAGAAAAGCCGCGACCTCTGCAGCTTTCCCGCCACAGGCTTTTGCGGCGGCTGGGATTTCCGGTGTATGTGCTGGACGATACGGAGCAGATTGGAGGGATACTGGATGAGATACGAACCTCATGAATATCAGAAATATGCGGTGGATTACATTGAGACACACCCCGCAGCCGCTATCTTCTTAGACTGCGGCCTGGGAAAAACCAGCATCACGCTGACATCCATAGCCGACCTGCTGTTTGACAGCTTCGAGGTCCATAAAGTGCTGGTCATCGCACCCTTAAGAGTGGCGCGGGACACATGGACGGCTGAAGCGGATAAGTGGGATCACCTTCAGGATCTCATCTGCTCCGTGGCTGTCGGGACGGAAGCCCAGCGCCGGTCGGCATTGATGAGACGCGCTGACATCTACATCATCAACCGGGAAAACGTCCAGTGGCTCATTGATGAGAGCGGCATTCCCTTTGACTTCGATATGGTGGTGATCGATGAGCTATCCTCGTTCAAGAATCACCAGACAAAGCGGTTCAAGTCACTGTTAAAGGTCAGACCAAAGGTGAGCCGCATCGTCGGACTGACCGGCACTCCTGCGTCCAACGGTCTGATGGATCTGTGGGCGGAGTTTCGCATCCTGGACATGGGGCAGCGGCTTGGACGGTTCATCACCAAGTACCGCACCGATTACTTCACGCCGGACAAGCGAAACGGCCAGGTCATCTACTCCTACAAACCCCTGCCCTATGCAGAGGACGCCATCTACCGACAGATTTCGGACATCACCATCTCTATGAAGTCCGCCGACCACCTGCATATGCCAAAGCTGGTCAGCAGTGAATACACGGTTCGGCTTTCCGAGGATGAACAGAAAAAATACACGGACTTGAAACAGGAGCTGGTGCTGTCGCTGGGCGACGCAGAGATCACTGCCGCCAACGCCGCCTCCCTCTCCGGGAAACTCTCCCAGATGGCGAACGGCGCAATCTATGACGACGGCGGCGAAACCATCCGCATCCACGACCGCAAGCTTGACGCTTTGGAGGACATCATCGAAGCCGCCAACGGCAAACCGCTTCTGGTGGCTTACTGGTTCAAGCATGACCTGACCCGTATTTCGGAAAGGCTGCAAAAGCTGCATATCCCGTTCTCCCAGCTGGATGGCGCCGCCAGTATCCGCAGATGGAACAATGGAGAAATCCCTGTAGCACTTATTCACCCAGCATCGGCGGGTCACGGTCTCAACCTTCAATCCGGCGGCTCGGCTATCGTGTGGTTCGGGCTGACCTGGAGCCTGGAGCTTTATCAGCAGACCATAGCGCGGCTCTGGCGACAGGGGCAGACTTCTGAAACCGTGGTGGTACAGCACATCGTCACAAAGGACACCATTGACGAACGCATCATGAAAGCCCTCTCCCAAAAGGAGCATACCCAGACGGCGCTGATCGACGCCGTAAAAGCGGACTTGAAAATCTGAGACAACCTAAGAAAATCCGTGCCAATCCGAGGATCAAAATTTCGGAGGTACGAATATGAGCGATATCACGATTTACGAGAACCTTGCGAACGCCATCATCCTGCAGGCTGTGAAGGATTACCGCATGGCGCTGAAAAGCCTGAAAGTCAACTCCCGGAACAGGACGGTGCAGACTGATAAAGCCGAAATTGAGCGGTTCTTCCGTTCGCAGTGGTACTCGACACTCACAGATGTGAATGGCGAGATGCTGATCCTCTCCCTGCAGAAGGAGGCAGACATATGACCGCAAAAGAATATCTAAACCAGGCGCGGCACCTGGACGCACTCATCAACTGCCGCTTGCGTGAGATTGACTACTGGAGGGATTTATCGAGCAGCGTCTCAGGCAGTAATTTCGAACCGCACTACAATCCAAACAAGCCGACTGAAGCCCCTTTTGTCCGGTGTCTTGAGAAAATCGACGCCATCCAAAAGGATGTGGCGGAAAAGGTGGCGTATCTGGTGTGTCTCAAGGAAACTATCAACGCGGCAATCGACAGACTTGCCAGCCGCGAGGAGCAACTGGTACTCCGTTACCGTTACCTGGATAACTGCTCCTGGGAGGAGATATCACGGATGCTGAATGTGTCGCTGCGCACGGTGCATCGCATACACGGGTCGGCTCTTCAAAATTTTTCTGTTCCGGATTGAAAGTTGGCACGGTTTGGCACAGCATGGCACACTTGACTTATGGTATGATTACAATAGCAAAGTAGAATACAGAACGGCCTTCATGGGAGCGATCCTATGAGGGCTTTTCTTATTCCCCAAGGAGGTGGCAAAGTGCCTAGGAAACCGAAACGGCCGTGTTCCTATCCCGGCTGTCCAAAGCTGACGGACGGGCAGTACTGCAAGGAGCATGAAGCTGCCGCCCGCAGACAGTACAACCGATACGGACGTCCCGCCGACAGCAACAAGAAGTACGGCAGAGCTTGGAAACGAATCCGCGACCGCTATGCTGCGGCGCATCCTTTGTGCGAGATGTGTCTGAAGGAAGGACGGCTGACTCCTGTGGATGAGGTACACCACATCGTTCCCATCTCTCAGGGCGGCACTCATGCAAGGGACAATCTGATGAGCCTTTGCCGTTCCTGCCATACCAAGATCCACCACGACCTTGGCGACCGGTAGGGCGGTCAAAATCTCTGCGAGTCCTGTACGCGGGCAGCGGCCTGGGGCTTCGTGCGCGAAAAAGGCGAAATCAAAAGGGTAATTAAGGGCGGCCGGCTGCGGCTGCTCTATTTTTTCGAGGAAAGGGGTGAGAAAAATGCCGACAAAATCCAATAACACAGGCGGGCGCGGCGGCGCGAGACCCGGTGCGGGAAGGAAGAAATCCGCTGTCAGGGAGAAAGCCGAGAACGGCAATCCGGGCGGCAGGAAACTGGAAGTACTGGACATTCCCGAAGTCGAGGGTGTCGATATGCCAAAGCCCCATGAGTTTTTATCCGCCGAGCAGCGTGACGGAAGTACGCTCCAGGCAGAGGAAATTTATACGGAAACCTGGGAGTGGCTGAAGAAAATCGGCTGTGCCGCAAAGGTGTCCCCACAGCTATTGGAGCGGTACGCCATGTGCAGCGCCCGCTGGATTCAGTGCGAGGAAATGACCAACCGCATGGGGTTCCTCTCCAAGCACCCGACCACCCAGAAGCCGATCCCGTCCCCGTTCATCAATATCGGCATCAACTATATGAACCAGGCGGTGCGGCTCTGGAACGAGATCTTCCAGATCGTGAAGGAAAACTGCAGCACCGATTACGGGGAGGTGTCTCCCCAGGATGATCTGATGGAGCGATTGCTCCGCGCAAGGAAGGGGTGAAGCCATGTTTGAGAAAGTAAATCCGTGCCACCCGGATAAGGTGGCGGACCGCATCGCCGGCGCCCTGGTGGATGCGGCGTACCGGAAAGAAGCAAATCCCAGGATCGCTGTGGAAGTCCTGATTGGTCACGGCACCTGCCATATCATCGCGGAAACATCAGTGAGCATTCCACAGGATGAAGTGAAATCCATTGTCCATCGCATCGCAGGAAATCTGCACACGGACTATGTGGAAGTCCCGCAGGACGTACACCTTGCCGGGAACCAGGCAGAAGGAATCCGCTGCGGCGACAACGGCATCTTCAAGGGGATGCCGGTCACGGAGGAGCAGAAGGTTCTTTGCGAGATCGCCAAAAGTGTGTATCACATTTATCCATCAGATGGGAAGTACATCATTGACGAAGCAAGGCTCATCCTCTGCCAGAGCAATGCCCCTGCCGCAGAGCTGCGGAAACGGTATCCGGGCGCCGAGGTCAATCCCCTGGGCGACTGGACAGGCGGCACGGATGTAGACTCTGGGGCGACCAACCGCAAGCTGGGCAGCGACATGGCCGATTCGGTGACGGGCGGCGGCCTTCACGGCAAAGACCTCTCCAAAGCGGATGTGAGTGTGAACATCTACGCATGGCTGAAGGCGCAGGAAACGGGAAAGCCCGTGGAACTGTGCTGCGCCATCGGGGACGATACAGTGGACGGTGTTCCCTACGCTGAGATTGTGGAGACTGCCCGGAGATACATCCGGAGCCTTGGCGGTTTCGAGAAATTTGCGGAATGGGGGCTGGTGCGATGAAGACAACGACCGAGATGCAGCTTGTGCCGATTGCTAAGCTGGTACCTTATGTGAACAACGCCCGCACCCATTCCCCGGAGCAGATCACGAAGCTTCGCTCGTCCCTCCGGGAGTTCGGCTTTATCAATCCCGTCATCATCGACCGGGAGTTCAATGTGATCGCCGGCCACGGGAGAATCCTTGCGGCAAAGGAAGAAGGCATCCGAGAGGTTCCCTGTGTGTTTGCTGACCATCTTACCGAAGCGCAGAAGAAAGCCTATATCATTGCGGACAACCGCATGGCGATGGACGCCGGATGGAATGAAGAACTTCTGCGGGTGGAGATTGAGTCTTTGCAGGGCATGGACTTTGACCCTCTGCTCACCGGCTTTGATGAGAAGGAACTGGCAGCTCTGTTCGATGACGGCATGGAAGCCAAAGAGGATGACTTCGATGTGAATGCAGAGTTGCAAAAGCCCGCCTTCACCAAAAACAGTGATGTATGGACACTTGGCAGGCACCGTCTGGTGTGCGGCGATTCCACTGACCCGACTGTCTATGATGTCCTCATGGACGGAACTAAGGCAAACCTGGTCATCACCGACCCGCCGTACAACGTCAATTACGAAGGATCGGCGGGCAAAATCAAGAACGACAATATGGCTGGCGAGAAATTCTATGAGTTTCTGCTTGCCGCATTCAAAAATATGGAATCGGTTATGGCGGCGGACGCATCCATCTATGTGTTCCACGCCGATACCGAGGGGCTAAACTTCCGCAGGGCGTTTGCCGATGCGGGATTTTATTTATCCGGCTGCTGCATCTGGAAGAAGCAGTCCCTTGTGCTGGGGCGCTCTCCGTACCAGTGGCAGCATGAACCGGTACTGTACGGCTGGAAGAAAAACGGCAAGCATCAGTGGTACACCGGCAGGAAGGAAACCACCATCTGGGAATTTGACAAGCCGAAGAAGAACGGCGACCATCCCACCATGAAGCCAATCCCTCTGCTGGCCTATCCGATCCAGAACAGTTCTATGGCAAATTCGGTGGTGCTGGACCCCTTCGGCGGTTCCGGTTCTACACTCATTGCCTGTGAGCAGACCGACCGCATCTGCCGCATCATCGAATTGGACGAGAAGTTCTGCGATGTGATTGTGAACCGATACATTGAGCAGGCCGGTTCTGCGGATGGTGTGAGTGTCCTCCGGGACAGCAGGACATACAGCTATGAGGAGGCCGCAGATGGAACAGAATAAACTGACGCTGGGCAGCCTATTTGACGGCTCCGGCGGATTCCCTCTGGGCGGTCTGCTTTCCGGCATTACCCCTGTGTGGGCTTCGGAGATCGAGCCATTTCCCATCCGGGTGACCACCAAACGGATGCCGTTTATGAAGCATTACGGCGATGTATCCAAAATGGATGGCGCAGATGTAGAGCCGGTGGACATCATCACCTTCGGCTCGCCCTGCCAGGATATGAGCATCGCCGGCCGGCGGGAGGGTCTGGATGGCTCCCGCTCCAGCCTGTTCTACGAAGCCGTCCGAATCGTAAAAGAAATGAGGTGTGCGACCGATGGAAAATATCCAAGGTATATCGTCTGGGAAAACGTCCCCGGCGCGTTCAGCTCCAACAAGGGCGCGGACTTCCAGTCCGTCCTCGAAGAAATCTGCTCGGTCAAAGGATACGAGATTGATCCTGCTCGACCTGCGAGGTGGCCAGCCGCCGGGGAGATCGTGGCAGACGATTTCAGTCTCGCATGGCGGGTATTTGATGCGCAGTACTGGGGAGTCCCCCAACGCAGAAAACGTATCTACCTTGTCGCAGATTTTGCAGGCGGGAGTGCCGGAAAAATACTATTTGAGTCCGAAGGCGTGTCTGGGTATACTCCGCAGGGCTTCCGTCCGTGGCAAGGAACTGCCGGAACTTTTGAGGAAGGCTCTGGAGCGTCAGGCTGTGTCTGCTTAAACGACCAGGGCGGCAGCCGCATGGCTGTGACGGAGAATGTCGCGGCAACGCTCCGGGCGGAAAACCACGGACACCCTCCCTGCGTGATGGGGGCAGCCGGTTTTTGTACCGAGCATTCCGCACAGGCAAGGGGCATTGGGTATGAGGAAGAAACTTCTCCCACCCTCCGTGCCGGGACGGTGCCGGCGGCGGTTTATGAGAACCATAGCCAGGATACCAGATACACCGGTCCACTGGAGACGGCGCCTACAGTAATGTCTACCTACGGCATGGGCGGGAATAACCAGCCCTTTGTGGTGGAGACGCCCAAGACGCTGAAGATCCGCTCCGGCTGCAATGGCGGCGGTAAGGGCGCGCTGATCCAGGAGAACAAGTCCGCCACCCTCGGCTGCAACAACGACCAGACGGTTTTTGTGCCGTTCATGAAAGGCACCCGCCCCCATTCTCCTGATGAGTGGCAGCAGTGGAAACCGTCCGATGTAGCGAATACGCTGAACACCTACGATGTAGGCGAGGCCCGGTGCAACGAACTGGCGGTCAAAGTGTATGGCATCTGTTCCAAGGACAGCAACGCCATGAAATCCGAGAATCCCAAGAGCGGCTTCTACGAAGCAGAAACTTCCAGATGCCTGGATGCGAACGGCGGCAACCCCACCTGCAACCAGGGCGGTATGGCGGTGGTGGCGGTGCAGGGTTCCATGATCGGCAGGGCGGATAAGAATGGTCCCCAGGGCAGCGGCGTGAATGAGGATGTGTCTTTTACGCTGGATGCTGCTGACCGCCATGCGGTGGCTTACTGCATGACCACCGGCTCTTACACTCAGACATTGGAAGAACAATCTCCAACCTTGATGGCAAGGGATTATAAAGACCCGCCTGTGGTGAATGAGACTGAGCCGGAGTATATCGTCCGCAGACTGACGCCTACCGAGTGCGCCCGGTTGCAGGGGTTTCCGGACTGGTGGTGCGCCGGGCTTGAGACCGATGAGCCGTCTGAGGAGGAAATCGAGCTCTGGACAGAGGTGTTTGAGACACATCGCACCGTTCTGGGAACTTTCTCCAAGCCAAAGAGCCGGAACCAGATCATCAAGTGGCTGAAAGGCCCCCACTCCGATTCCGCAGAATACAAAATGTGGGGCAACGGTGTGGCGCTTCCCAATGTTTACTTCGTGCTCTCCGGGATCGTGTACTATGCACAGTTTCCGGAAGGATAATCCAGCCCTTATTCTACAGAAAAATGTGCGAAAACCGCTTGCTATTTCAGGGGTTTAGAGTGATGTATGTACTACCAAAACAAAGGAGGTTTTCGCACATGGAAATCAGATACAATGTGACGGGTGCCAAGCGCAAGGAACTTGTAAAGGTCATCGCTGATACCACTGGCGCCAGGGCGGAATACAAGTTCATGCCCACCTGCAACTATGAGATCGACTACTTTACGGTTACCAAGGATGGGACACTCCTCTTTGACGACCGCGCCGACAGCGAGGAAGTCGAGCGGGTGCTGGAATCCATCGCCGCCGCTGGCTTTGAATGTGAGCCGCAGGACGGCGTTGAGCAACCCTCTGGGCAAGAAACCAAAGAAACGGAAGAAATCGCCGACAGCGCGCCACAGGGCGAACCTGTGGGACTTACAGTGGAGATTCCGCTCCACAAGGTGGCGGTGGGCAACCTCACGAAGCTGCTGGAAGCCAAAGGAAATCTGATACGGAAAGCCCTGGGCATCACCGACCTTCGCGTTGAGGTTTTGGAAGATCGGGTGGCGTTCCCCTGGTTCTCCCAGGTAGATGCGGATTCTGCAGCCGCCTACACCCATTTCATTTCCGCACTTTGCGAGATGAGCAGAAATGCCAAGCGAGTGACGGCGACCGAAAAGCCGGTGGATAACGAGAAATACGCATTCCGCTGCTTTCTCCTGCGGCTGGGCTTTATTGGCAGCGAGTACAAAGCGGAGCGCAAGATCCTGCTGAAGAACCTCTCTGGGTCCTCGGCCTTCAAGAATGGAGGTGCCGGCCATGCGGTTTCCGAGTAAAGATACCGTGGAGCGTATCCGCCGGGACTATCCCGCCGGCACCCGTGTGGAACTGGTGCGGATGGATGATGCCCAAGCGCCGCTCACCGGTACGCTCGGCACGGTACTCGGTGTGGATGATACCGGTTCCCTCCTCATGCGCTGGGACAACGGCAGCGGCCTGAACGTGGTCTATGGGGAGGACATTGTGAGAAAGGTGGGTGACCGCCGTGCCGAATAACATTCTGAAGGACTTCTTCTATGGGAACATTAATCCGAATGAAAAGCAGTTTGATTGTAATTCGGAGTATGGAAAAGCCGCTGCCGGTCTGGCCGATGAAGAAGAAAAACTCCGATCCATGCTGGATCATGAGACGTCCGAAATCCTTGATAAGATGATTTGCCTGCAAGCCTCCATTACGGGCATGACCGCTGAGGAGTATTTTATTGATGGGCTGCGGACGGGATTCCGGCTGGCTCTCGCTATACTCGATGAAGGAAAAAACGGCTCTCTCACGCCAATTACGGATGGTGGAAAAAGGCTGTAAATTACACAGTATCCAGCAGTCATCTTTGTGTAGTATATTATCGGAAATGGCCTTGCTATTATCCTCTTTTAGAGCGAATATGTGTACACCGAAAGGGAAAACACACCAAATGAAAACGGAGGATTCACCATGAATGAGAAAACCGCAAGGCAGATTACAGAGATGAAAAAGCAGACCATCGGGGTCGAGGTTGAGATGAATAACATCACCCGCCAGAAGGCAGCCAAGGCTGCCGCCGAGTTTTTCGGCACCGGACGCTACGAGAATACCGCCGGCCGCAACGGATACAGCACCTGGTCGGCCTGGGACGCAGACGGGCGCGAGTGGAAGTTCCAGAAGGATGTTTCCATTGCGGGACCGGATGACCAGAAATGCGAACTGGTCACCCCGATCCTGACCTACGATGACATCGAAACCCTGCAGGAGCTTTGCAGGCAGCTTCGTCACAACGGAGCCAAGAGCGACGCCTCCAGAGGATGCGGGGTCCACATCCACATCGGGGCAAACGGGCACACCCCGCAGAGCCTTCGCAACCTTGCCAACATCATGGCGAGCCACGAAAGCCTGATTGCCGAGGCACTGAAACTGGACCGGGGCCGCATGAGCCGCTACTGCCGCACGGTGGACCCAAGATTCTTAGAGCAGGTCAACCGGAGAAAACCCCGCACAATGGCACAGCTTGCGGATATCTGGTACAACAGCAACGGCGCAAACTACGGCAGAAACCATCACTACAACGACAGCCGCTACCACATGCTTAACCTCCACGCCACTTTTACCAAAGGCACGGTCGAGTTTAGGCTCTTCCAGTTTGATGAGCCGACCGCAGAGCGCCGGGGCGGCATCCACGCAGGCCAGCTTAAGAGTTACATCCAGCTTTGCCTGGCCTTAAGCCAGATGGCAAAGGATGTGCGGACGGCAAGCCCCAAGCCCCAGCAGAACGAGAACCCCAAATACGCCATGCGCACCTGGCTCCTTCGCCTGGGCTTCATCGGTGAGGAATTTGCAACAGCAAGGGATTTCCTGACCCGCAACCTGAACGGGGACACCGCTTTCCGGCACGGCAGAGCAGCCGCTTGAAGGAACCGCAGGAGTTAGCCTCCTGCCACCTTATCCCTGACCGCTTCAGCGGTCTTAAGGTGGTAGAAGGGTAACCCCTTCGGAAAGGATGGATACCATGAAAGAAAAAAGATACTACATCGCCTACGGCAGCAACCTGAATGTCCGGCAGATGCGGATGCGCTGCCCTCACGCCACGATCCTCGGCACGGCAAACCTCAAGGATTGGGAACTGCTTTTTAAGGGGAGCCGGACCGGCTCTTACCTGACCATTGAAGAATGCGAAAACGGCACGGTTCCCGTGGTGATCTGGGAGGTGACGGCTGCAGACGAAGCCGCCCTCGACCGTTATGAAGGATTCCCGACCTTTTACTACAAGCGGGATATCCGTCTCCAGTACAAAGGCATCCGGACAGGCAGACGCAGGACGGTGACGGCCTTTGCCTACATCATGCACGAGGACAGGCCGATTGGGATTCCCAGCAATCTCTATATGCGGACTTGCCTGGAAGGGTACGACGCCTTCCGCTTTGACAAGAATATTCTGGTTGACGCCTACGATAAATGCAGGGAGGTATGCGTATATGAAGGATAATGTGATCCGAATGGCGGTTTGCCCGATTTGCGGCAGGACCTACCACGGCGCCCCGGCACTTTCCAGAGAGGATAACAAAACGCTCATCTGCCCGGACTGTGGCACCCGACAGGCGCTCCAGTCCATTGGCGTGGAGCCGTCCGAGCAGGAGCAGATCATTGAGACGATCCACCGCCATACGCAGGAGTAATGTACACAGATTCCTTCGCTGATCTTTGTGCAGATTATGCTCAGAATTAACTTGCTATTATGTGGTTTTAGAGCGAATATATACACACCGAAAGGGAAAACAAAGAAACACGGAGGATGAAGACCATGACAATCAACGAAGCAATGAAAAAGTACAGACTGCCGAACCCAACCACCCCGGAAGACCTGGAATGCCGGTGGAGCAAGATCTTAACCTTCGGGGACAAGATCGTGATGGCGGGATATTTTTACAACGGACAGAACCGCCCCTGCTATTTCGGCGCGGCATACGAGTTCCTTACCGATGACCACACCTGCGAAGGGATGATCGGCCTGAAAGCAGCCAGCGGGGTTGAGTTTGAGGATGACGGCCACGCCATTGCCTGGGCGATGCATCAGTAAACAACAGCACAAACCAATAGCCTGAGATTGAGCCGGCCGGCTCTTTCTCTCGTACAGAACCATTTTGGAAGTCGCAGCGATGCGGCTTATTTTTATGCCATTTGGGAGGTGGTGTCTATGCGAAAACTGAAGAAATACAAGCCTACCAAGTTCATGGCGAAGACCTCGCACTATGATAAGGACGCCGCCGACTATGCGGTCATGTTCATCGAGTCCCTCTGCCACACCAAGGGCACCTGGGCGGGAAAACCCTTTGAACTGATTGACTGGCAGGAACAGATCATCCGCGACCTGTTCGGCGTGTTAAAGCCCAATGGCTACCGTCAGTTTAATACAGCATATATCGAGATCCCCAAGAAACAGGGCAAATCGGAGCTTGCCGCCGCCGTGGCGCTCCTGCTTCTCTGTGGGGACGGCGAGGAACGGGCTGAGGTGTATGGCTGCGCCGCTGACCGCAACCAGGCAAAGATCGTGTTTGATGTGGCGGTGGATATGGTGCGGTTCTGTCCGGCGCTTTCCAAGCGGGTAAAGATCCTGGAATCCCAGAAGAAGATCACCTACCTTCCCACTAACAGCTCCTACCAGGTGTTGTCAGCGGATGTGGCGAACAAGCATGGCTTTAATACCCACGGCGTAATCTTCGATGAGCTGCATACCCAGCCTAACCGGAAACTGTTTGACGTCATGCTCCAGGGCTCCGGGGACGCCCGGATGCAGCCGCTTTACTTTCTGATCACCACGGCCGGCAACGATACCAACTCCATCTGCTATGAGGTACACCAGAAAGCCATTGACATCGCAGAGGGACGGAAGGTTGATCCTACCTTTTATTCGGTCATTTACGGTGCTGCCGAGAATGAGGACTGGACAGACCCCAAGGTCTGGAAGAAGGCAAATCCTTCCCTGGGCATCACGGTGGGGATCGACAAGGTCAGGGCAGCCTGTGAATCCGCCCGGCAGAATCCTGGCGAGGAGAACGCTTTCCGGCAGCTAAGGCTCAATCAGTGGGTGAAACAGTCTGTCCGTTGGATGCCGATGGACAAGTGGGACGCCTGCGCGTTTCCGGTTTCCGAGGACGATTTGGAAGGCCGCATCTGCTACGGCGGGCTGGACTTGTCCTCCACCACGGACATCACGGCTTTTGTGCTGGTGTTTCCACCGCTGGATGAGGAGGACAAATACTACATCCTGCCCTACTTCTGGATACCGGAGGAAACCCTTGACCTCCGTGTCCGCAGAGATCATGTTCCCTACGATTTGTGGGAGCGCCAGGGGACGCTGATGACCACTGAGGGAAACGTGGTTCATTACGGCTACATCGAGAAATTCATTGAACAGTTGGGCGAGCGTTTCAACATCCGGGAGATTGCCTTTGACCGCTGGGGCGCTGTGCAGATGGTGCAGAACCTTGAGGGCATGGGCTTTACGGTGGTTCCCTTCGGGCAGGGCTTTAAGGATATGTCCCCTCCGACCAAGGAGTTAATGAAGCTGGTGTTGGAGGAGAAAATCGCCCACGGGGGACATCCGGTGCTGCGGTGGATGATGGATAACATCTATATCCGCACGGACCCGGCGGGCAATATCAAGGCGGACAAAGAGAAATCCACAGAGAAGATCGACGGCGCAATCGCCACCATCATGGGGCTTGACCGGGCGATCCGCTGCGGCAACGATACAGGCGCTTCGGTTTATGACAGCCGGGGCCTTTTGTTTATCTGAAAGGACGGTGATTCGATATGGGTATCTTTTCCGGGCTGTTCCGTTCCAGGGACAAGCCCCAGAACCGTACTGCAGGCAGCGGCTATGCGTTCTATTTCGGCGGCACAACCTCCGGCAAAGCGGTGACGGAACGTTCCGCCATGCAGATGACCGCCGTGTACTCCTGCGTCCGTATCCTGGCCGAAGCGGTGGCAGGTCTGCCGCTGCACCTCTACCGCTACAAGGAGGACGGCGGCAAGGAAAAAGCCATTGACCATCCGCTGTATCTGCTCCTGCATGACGAGCCGAACCCGGAGATGAGTTCCTTTGTGTTCCGGGAAACGCTCATGACGCACCTGCTTCTGTGGGGCAACGCCTATGCTCAGATCATCCGCAATGGAAAGGGAGAAGTGATCGCCCTCTATCCGCTGATGCCAGATCGGATGACTGTGAATCGTGACAGCAAAGGACAGCTATATTACGAATACACCGTCAGCATGGATGATGCTCCTACGATTAAGGGAAGCCTTGTCCGGCTGAACCCCTCCGATGTTCTGCATATTCCAGGGCTTGGCTTTGACGGGCTGGTGGGCTATTCCCCTATCGCAATGGCCAAGAACGCCATCGGCATGGCGATTGCCTGTGAGGAATACGGGGCGAAGTTCTTTGCCAACGGCGCCGCTCCCGGCGGTGTGCTGGAGCACCCCGGCACAATCAAAGACCCCCAGCGGGTACGGGAGAGCTGGCAGTCCACCTTCGGCGGCAGCGGCAACAGCAATAAGATCGCCGTGCTGGAAGAGGGCATGAAATACACGCCCATCGGCATCTCACCGGAGCAGGCGCAGTTTTTGGAAACGAGAAAGTTCCAGATCAATGAGATCGCCCGCATTTTCCGGGTGCCGCCCCACATGGTGGGCGACCTGGAAAAGTCGAGCTTTTCCAATATTGAGCAGCAGTCTTTGGAGTTTGTGAAATACACGCTGGAGCCCTGGCTGGTGCGCTGGGAGCAGTCCATCCAACGGACGCTCTTTTCTCCGGAGGAAAAGAAGCGGTACTTTGCCAAGTTCAATGTGGAAGGGCTGCTCCGGGGTGACTATGCCAGCAGGATGTCCGGCTACGCCACGGCGAGGCAGAACGGATGGATGAGCGCCAATGACATCCGTGAACTGGAGAATATGGACCGCATCCCGGCTGAGGAAGGCGGCGATCTCTACCTGATCAACGGCAATATGCTCCCGCTGGGAAATGCGGGTGCTTTTGCAGATACACAAACGGGAAAGGAGGAAAACCCCGATGAAGAAGTTCTGGAAGTGGAAGAACCAGGCAGCGATGGAGACAGCTCCGGCGGAACGGACGCTGTTCCTGAACGGCACCATCGCCGAGGAAAGCTGGTTTGACGATGACGTCACACCCCAGCTTTTTAAGGAGGAACTGATGTCCGGGGACGGCGATATTACCGTCTGGATCAACTCTCCCGGCGGGGACTGTGTGGCGGCCGCTCAGATCTACAACATGCTCATGGATTACCCCCATGATGTGACCGTAAAGATCGATGGCATCGCCGCAAGCGCAGCCTCGGTCATCGCCATGGCCGGCACGAAGGTGCTGGTATCTCCGGTGTCCATGATGATGATCCACAATCCCATGACGGTGGCGATGGGCGATACCGCAGAGATGCAGAAAGCCATCGAGATGCTCTCCAGCGTCAAGGATTCCATCATTAACGCCTACGAGATCAAGACCGGGCTGTCCCGCGCTAAGCTCTCCCATCTGATGGATGCCGAGACCTGGATGGATGCGAACAAGGCGGTGGAGCTTGGCTTTGCCGACGACGTCCTGCACCGGGCGGATATACCGGAGGATGTGGAGCCGCCTGCGGTGTCCATGCTCTATTCCAAAGCCGCTGTGGTGAATTCCCTTATGGATAAGATCGCAGCCAAATGCAGGACCAACCCTAAGAAAACTGAAAAACCCAACCCCCAGGGCCGCTCTTTAGACAGTCTCTACGAGCGGCTCAATCTTTTGAAGCATTAAGGAGGATACGACTATGACGATTTTGGAACTGCGCGAGAAGCGCGCGAAAGCCTGGGAAGCCGCCAAAGCCTTTCTGGATTCCCACAGAAATGATAAGGGCGTCCTGTCTGCCGAGGATGACGCCGCCTACACCCGCATGGAGCAGGAAATTACCGACCTTGGCAAGGAGATCGCCCGCCTGGAACGCCAGGAGGCGCTGGATGCGGAATTGAACCGTCCGGTGAACAAGCCCCTGACGGGTAAGCCTATGAACGGCAAGGAGGAGAATAAGACCGGCCGCGCCACGGATGAGTACCGGCAGAATTTCTGGAACATGATGCGCTCCAAAGCGCCTATGCCCTCTGTGGTAAACGCCCTGCAGATCGGTACGGATTCCGAGGGCGGCTATCTGGTGCCGGATGAATATGAGCGTACTCTGGTGGAGGCGCTGGAGGAAGAGAACGTGTTCCGCCAGCTCGCCAAAGTAATCCAGACCTCCAGCGGCGACCGCAAGATTCCGGTGGTGGTAACGAAGGGCACCGCATCCTGGATTGACGAGGAAGGCGCCTACACCGAGAGCGACGATTCCTTCGGCCAGGTATCCATCGGGGCCTACAAGCTGGGGACGATGATCAAGGTTTCCGAGGAACTCTTGAACGACAGCGTCTTTGACCTGGAAAGCTACATCTCCCGCGAGTTTGCCCGACGCATCGGCGCCAAGGAGGAAGAAGCCTTCTTTACCGGGGACGGCTCCGGAAAGCCCCTGGGCATCCTGGCTTCGAGCGGCGGCGCGGAAACCGGCATCACCGCCGCGTCCGCTACCGCCATTACGGCGGATGAGCTGATCGACCTGTTCTACTCCCTGAAATCGCCCTACCGCCGCAACGCCGTGTGGGTGCTGAATGACTCCACCATTAAGGCCATCCGCAAGCTGAAGGACAGCAATGGCCAGTACCTGTGGCAGCCTTCCCTGACCGCAGGCACGCCGGATACCATTCTGGGCCGTCCTGTGCGCACTTCCGCTTATATGCCCGCCATCGCCGCCAGCGCCAAGACCATCGCTTTCGGCGATTTCAGCTACTACTGGATCGCTGACCGCCAGGGGCGTTCCTTCAAGCGCCTGAACGAGCTGTACGCGGCAAACGGTCAGGTGGGCTTCCTCGCTTCCCAGCGCGTGGACGGCAAGCTGATCCTGTCCGAGGCCATCAAGGTGCTGGCACAGAAAGCATCGACATAACGGAAAGGGGGCGGCGGTGATGGACACTCTGCTGGAAAAAGTCAAGGCAAACCTGATTCTGGAGCATTCGGCGGATGATGCGCTTTTGCAGGGCTACATCACCGCCGCTGTTTCCTATGCGGAAAGCTACCAGCACGTCCCGGAAGGGACTTATGCTGAAAATCCCATGCCTGCTACCACCGAACAGGCGGTGATCATGCTGGCATCCCACTTCTACGAGTCCAGGGACGGTTCCACGGGCGGCTTTTTCGCGGACAATGTACAGGCCGGCCAGCAGGTCTGGAACACGGTCAACCTTCTGCTTCGGCTCGACCGGGAATGGAAGGTGTGACATGGGCTTTGGAAAGATGAACACCTTCATTTCGCTTGTGGAGAAACAGTTCACGCAGGATGATGAGGGATTCAAGACAGAAACGGATGTGACCGTGGCGGAGGTCCGGGCTTACCGGGAAGGCCGACATGGCAGTGAAAAATGGGCCAATATGGCGTCCTTTTCTACCGCCACCGACCTGTTCCGGTTCCGGGTAATCCCCGGCGTAGCAGTCACAACGGATATGCGCATCCTCTGCGATGGGCATACCTTTGAGATCACTTCGGTGGAAGACGTCAAAGGCCGGGGGATGTATCTGGAGATTATGGCGCAGGAGGTGAAACCCGGTGGCTAAGGTTCAGATGAAAATGCCGGACGACTTTCTGATGAAGGTGTCCAGGCTGGCGGACAAGACGGATGAGATTCTCCCGAAGGTGCTGGAGGCAGGCGCGGAGGTTGTGGAGGACAAGGTGCGCTCCAATTTGCAGGCGGTCATCGGCAGCGGGACGAAGTATGAGTCCAGAAGCACCGGGGAACTTCTGCGCTCCCTTGGCACTTCACCTGCCCTGCAGGATAAGAACGGGGATTTCAATGTGAAGGTGGGTTTTTCCGAGCCTCGTTCCGATGGCGACAGCAACGCCAAAATCGCCACCATCCTGGAATACGGCAAAAGCGGCCAGCCTGCCAAGCCATTCTTAAAACCGGCCCGGTCCTCTTCCAGGAATGCCTGTATCAACGCCATGAAGGCGAAGCTGGATGAGGAGGTGGAGAAGATTTGATCCTTTTATCGGAAATCAAGGCTGCGGTTACCGGCTGCGGCCTGCCTGTGGAGACGGGCGTGTTCTCCGATGAGCCGCCGGAGGAATATGTGGTGGTCACGCCTTTGGCGGACACCTATGAACTCCATGCGGATAACCTCCCAGAGTTTGAAACCCAGGAGGCGCGGCTCTCCCTGTTTACCAAAGGCAACTATCTGAAGCGAAAGGAGCAGCTTTCAAAGGCGCTTCTTGCCGCTGATTTTGTGATTACAGACAGGCGGTACATCGGCCATGAGGATGATACCGGCTACCACCACTATGCCATTGATGTGGCAAAACTGTATGGATTGGAGGAATGAACTATGGCTACCATTGGCCTTGATAAACTTTTCTACTCGAAGATTACCGAGGGTGAAAACGGCGACGAGACCTATGCCACCCCTGTGGCTTTGGCAAAGGCCATGACCGCCGAGCTTTCCGTGGAACTGGCGGAAGCTACGCTGTACGCGGACGATGGCGCGGCGGAGGTCGTGAAGGAGTTCCAGAGCGGGACGCTGACGCTGGGGGTGGACGACATCGGGAAAAGCGTGGCGGAAGACCTAACAGGGGCGGTAATCGATGAAAACGGCGTCCTGATCTCTGCGTCGGAGGACGGAGGCGCTCCGGTCGCTATTGGCTTCCGTGCCAAGAAAGCCAACGGCAAGTACCGCTATTTCTGGCTGTACCGGGTGATTTTCGGCATCCCTGCCACCAACCTGACCACTAAGGGCGAGAGCATCGAGTTTTCCACCCCGTCCATCGAGGGAACCGTGACCCGACGCAACAAGGTAGACGGCCAGGGCAAGCACCCCTGGAAAGCGGAGGTGTCCGAGGATGACTCCGGCGTGTCTCCCACGGTTATCACGGGATGGTACGATGAGGTCTATGAGCCGTCCTATGCGGATCAGACATCGGGCGCAGGCGGCGAAGGATAAGGAGGTTTTGAGATATGGATGAAAGAACTGCCACCGTCAATATCGGCGGGCAGGAATACGAAATGCTCCTGACCACCAGGGCGACCAAGGCCATCGCCGGCCGCTACGGCGGGCTGGAGAACCTGGGCGAGAAGCTGATGAAGGCGGAGAACTTTGAGATGGCACTGGACGAGATTGTGTGGCTGATTACCTTGCTGTGCAACCAGCCCATCCTCGTCCACAACCTGAAACACCCGGAGGACAAAAAGCCGGAGCTGACCGCCGAGGAGGTGGAGCTTCTTACCTCCCCGATGGAACTGACGGACTGTAAAGACGCCATCATGGAGGCCATGTACCGGGGGACAAAACGCAATATTGAAAGTGAGTCGGTGGGAAAAAACACAGCGGCCGGGTAAGCGATGAGGAATTGTTTACCCGGCTTTTGTATTACGGCATGGCGCACCTCTCCCTGCGCATGGACGAGGTGTGGCTCATGCCGTTTGGCCTGCTGATGGATTTGTGGGAGTGTCACCGGCAGTTTTTAGGGCTTGCAAAGCCAAAGCAGGAACTGACCATTGACGATGTGATCCCATACGGAATTTAAGGAGAGGGGGTGCGGCTTGTGGCGGATAATTTTGGCCTGAAAATCGGCATTGAGGGCGAGAAGGAATTTAAAAAGGCTCTTTCAGAGATCAACCAGTCCTTCAAGGTGCTGGGTTCCGAGATGAAGCTGGTTTCCTCTCAGTTTGACGCCAACGATAAATCCATCCAGGCGCTTTCCGCAAGGAATACCGTTCTGAACAAAGAAATCGACGCCCAGCGCCAGAAAATTGAAACGCTGCGGGCTGCCCTCCAGAACGCTTCCGAGTCCTTTGGGGAAAATGACCGCCGGACGCAGAACTGGCAGATCCAGCTTAACAATGCGGAAGCTGCCTTAAACGGTATGGAGCGGGAGCTTTCCGCCAACGAGCGGACGATGGAATCCCTTTCCCAGCAGGAAACGGAGGCGGCGGACGCCACAGAGCGGCTCTCCCAGGAGATTTCCCGGCAGGAGGATGAGCTTGCCGGGATGAAACGCGCCTATTCCAACGCCGTGCTGGAGTATGGAAAAGGCTCCAGCGAGGCAAAGGAGCTGGAAGGGCGTATTTCCCAGCTTTCCGGGGAACTGCGGGAAAACCGGGAGCGGATGAAGGATGCCGGGGATGTGGCGGAGGATTTCGGCGATTCCCTGGAGGACGCATCCAACGGGGCGGATAAATTGGGCTCCGGCCTTTCTGTCGCTACGGTGGCGATGGGCAACCTCATCTCTTCCGGCATCCAGGCGGCATTGAGCGGCATCCAGGAGCTTGGCAGCGCCATCTGGAACCTGGACGAAGCCACCGAGGAATACCGGGTGGCCCAGGGCAAGCTCACCACCGCCTTTGAAGTGGCGGGATACAGCGGGGACGCAGCGCAGAAATCCTATACAGAATTTTATAAAATCCTGGGCGATACGGATACCGCCACCGAAGCCTCCCAGCTTTTGGCGCAGCTTGCCCAAAACGAGCAGGACATTACCAAGTGGACGAATATCGCGGCCGGCGTCTACGGTACCTTCGGCGATGCACTCCCCATCGAGGGCATGATCGAGTCCGCCAATGAGACCGCCAAGGTCGGGCAGCTCACCGGTTCCCTGGCGGACGCCTTAAACTGGGTGGGTATCAGCGAGGATGCCTTCAATGAAAAGCTGGCGGCTTGTTCCAGTGAAAGTGAACGGAATCGTCTCATCATGGATACCCTCTCCGGGGCCTATGACGAGGCGAGCAACGCCTTTTACCGCAACAACGAGGCGCTGGTGGCGTCACGGGAAGGCCAGGCGCAGCTTGACGAGACGCTGGCGGGGCTTGGGGAGACCATCTCCAATGTGAAGAACAGTCTCCGGGCGGAGTTCCTCCCGGCAATCTCAGAAGTCATCTCCGCCTTTACCGACATGGTAAACGGCGTGGACGGGGCGGATGAAGCCTTTGCCGGAGCTATTACCGGGCTGGTAAACACGGCGGTTTCCATGCTGCCGCAGTTTGTGGATACCGGGATGCAGATGCTGACCTCGCTGCTCTCCGGCATCATCCAGAGCCTTCCGGCTGTGATGGAAGGCGCGGCGCAGATCATCGTCACGCTGGCCCAGGGCATTGCGGCGGCGGTTCCCACCCTGATCCCGCAGATTGTCCTGGTGGTTACCCAGATCGTGCAGACCTTAATCGAAAACCTGCCGATGATTCTGGACGCGGCATTGCAGCTCATCACGGGGCTGGCCCAGGGGCTTTTGAATGCCATCCCGGTCCTGATTGCGGCCCTGCCCGCTATTATTACGGCGATTGTGGAGTTTATCGTGGGGGCGATCCCCCAGATCATCAATGCCGGGATACAGCTATTGACCTCGCTGGTTTCAGCGCTGCCGGAGATCATTACGGCCATTGTGGCGGCGATTCCCCAGATTATTGACGGGCTGGTAACGGCGATCCTCGGCAGTATCCCCCAGATTATCGACGCGGGCGTGAACCTGCTGATTTCCCTGATCCAAAACCTTCCTACCATTATTACTACCATTGTGGGGGCGATCCCGCAGATTATTTCCTCGTTGGTGAACGCCATCCTGAACAGCATCCCCCAGATCATACAGGCAGGCGTCCAGCTGTTCGTGTCGCTGATCCAAAATCTGCCCACTATCATCGTGGAAATCGTAAAAGCAGTACCGCAGATCATCGCGGGAATTGTAAACGCCTTTACTTCCTCAATGGGGCAGATTGTCAATATCGGTAAGAACATCGTGCAGGGGCTGTGGCAGGGTATCCAGAGCCTTGCCGGATGGATCTGGGACAAGGTTTCCGGCTGGATTTCCGGCATCTGGGACGGGATCTGCAGCTTCTTTGGCATCAACTCTCCATCCAGGGAAATGGCCTGGGTAGGCGAAATGCTGGGCAGGGGTCTTGCCGGCGGCATCGAGGACAGCGCCGGCGAAGCGGTCAGCGCCGCAGAGGATTTGAACAACGGTATTCTGAGCGTGATGAACGGGCTGGCGGCGGATATGCAGTCCGCTGTTCCCTCGAATTTTGCCTTTGACGCCGGCGGGACGATCCGCTCTGCGTCCGGCGGCATGAACAGCGGGGGCGCATCCTTTGGAACCCTCATTACCATCCAGCAGATGATTGTCCGCAGCGAGGATGACATCCGCAGGATTTCCCAGGAACTCTACAATCTCATGCAGGTCGGCTCCCGCGCACAGGGCCGCATCATTACTGCCTAAGAGGAGGTGGAACTTATGGGCTTTCAATACAACGGAATTTCTTCTCAGTCCATGAATATCAAGGCCCGTCTTACCGGCTGGCAGATGGTTCCCACCCTTCGGAGCAACACGGAAACCGTTCCCGGCAAAGCGGGTCTTGCGGACTTTGGGGCCGACAGCGGCGAGCGGCACATCGATGTTTCCTGCAATGTCTATCCGCAGAAAACCTTTGCCGGTTTGGTGGCGGTCTTGGATCAGGCGGCGGCATGGCTCGACCCTACGGTGGGGACAAAACAGCTTGTACTGGATGATGTGCCAGACCGGTATTTTATGGCCCGGCTTTCCGATACGGTGGACTGTGAACGGCTCCTCCGGGCAGCCGGTTCGTTTACCCTCCGTTTTCTTTGCCCTGACCCTTATGGTTACGCACTGGATGATGAAACCTTTACCCTCTCCCAAGCGGGGGAGCATGAGGTGGAGCGTGAAATCGGAAACACAGACTCCGAGCCGGTGTATTCTCTGCAAGGAACAATTTCCTTCGGTGCGGTTGTACTCACGACCAATGGAGAAAACCTGCGAGTGGTTGGCCCGCTGGCTGCGGGGGAAGTGCTGGTAATCGACACCGGCATGGTAACGGCCAAAGTGACGGACAGCGCGGGCAATACCCTGCGAAACGGCCTGCCCTGTTTGGAGGAGCTGAATTTCCCGGTACTGCGCCGGGGTGTGAATGAAGTGGAAATCGCGGTTGAGGGCAGCGCCGTTTTTACCGAACTTCACATACAGGCAAAGAGCCGATGGAGGTAAGCAATGACAGTAAAAACTACTTTGACTGCGCAGGAGGACTTTACCGGGGAATTTCCATCTGCATGGGCAGGCTCCGGCCTCTGGCGCTTTAACGAGTCCGAACCGGACAGCAACGACCGGCTTATGGATTCTTCCGGCAATGGCCGGGATTTCAATATTATCAATTGGAGCGGCACCACGGCAAACCTGCTGGAAGGCTGGCGTGGACATTATTTCCGTTTCAACATCAATAACCCAACCTCGGAGAAAACATATCTTCAAGCCGTAAACGACGGCTCGATTTTCTCCTCGCTGGGGGAACGGATTGTGGTGGGCGGCTGGATGAACCCCACCATTTACTCGGTAGGCAATACCTTCTGCCCTATTTTTAACACAAGGCAGGGGCCGGGCCAGCCGATCCTGTATCTTTCGCTGTATTCCGGGCGGCCCCGCCTAATGCTCTATAATTCCTCCGGCTCCCTGATTTTGGACGAGTCGGTAACGCCCCCGTTTTCTCTGGTAAACAACGGCTGGTATTTCCTCGCCGCTGTGATCGAGCCGGACGCATACAAAGCCTGCTATGTGGTAGGTGACCGCAGCACCGGTACAGTCTGGATTTCAAACGAGCTGACGATTGAGGGTGAACTGAACCGTTCCTGTACCGCCGACATTATCATGGGGATGCACGCTGACACCTATTATTACGCAGGCGGCTTTGACGATTGGTTTCTGGATACGGATTCCTCTTTGACTGCCGAAGATCTGGCGGAATATTTTAAGGCCACTCTGTTTGCCAACGGCGGAGATATGTCCGGTGACGTGGATGCGCTCACCGAGCCGGGGAGCGTTACCCTTAGAAGCTCGGACGGAGCCTATCCATCCAGCGGGCAGCTTATTACAAAGGCGGCAGCCTGCTCTCTTTCCGGTACGGGCCGCGTGGCTGCGACCAGCGAATATACAGCGGGCGTGACTGCCATTGAACAGGTGGAAACCTCCACTTCGGACGATTTGGAGGAATGGTCTGCCTGGCAGGCTATCGGCACCAGCGGCGAACTGCAATCTCCGAACCGCCAGTATATCCGCTTCCGTGTGACGCTTGCCACTGAGGATACCAGCCGAACTCCGAAGCTGTTGGAAATCCAGCTCCACGATATACCGAAGGCCCCCTATGAAAAGCTGGGCTTTGCGCGCCCGGTAGTGCTGGATGCAAACGGTGCGTGGGAAGCGGTTCTGGAAAACGCCTTTGATATTGTTGTCACCAGCGAAGTCAACGGGGCCGATACGATGGAATTTTATCTGCCTTTCCACGATCCCAAGCGTGCCATGCTGGACAATGAAAAGCAGGTGCAGATCGTCAATGACATTTACCGCATACGAACCCTCACCGATACAAAGGACGCCGATGGGCGGATTGTGACGCAGGTATATGCCGAAGCTGCTTTCTACGACTTGTCCTTTTCCGAGGAAAAAGAAACGGTGGACTTCAACGCAGATACGGCGGACGCACCGATGCGGCACGCACTGGAAGGCACCGGCTGGTCGGTGGGGACGGTCAACGTCACCACTCTGCGCACATGGCAGTGTACGGAGAAAAACGCCCTTTCCATCCTGCGGGCCACGCAGAATATCCACGGCGGCGACCTGATTTTTGATTGCCCGAACCGGCTCGTCCATCTTCTGACCTTTGGCGGGAATGACAGCGGCGCTCTGTTTGCCTATCGGAAAAACCTCAAAAGTATTGAGCGGGTGGTGGATACCCGCAGCTTGGTAACAAGGCTCTATGCCTATGGCAAGGATGGAATGACGTTCGCCTCGATCAATGGCGGCAAGGACTATGTGGAGGATTTCTCCTATACCACCGAAGTACGCATTTCCACGCTGGACTGCTCGAACTTCACCAATCCCTATCAAATGCTGGAATACACGCAGATGCGGCTGGCGGAATATGCGCAGCCCCGCGTTTCCTATGTTCTCTCAGCAATGGATTTGTCTGCCCTTACCGGGTATGAGCATGAGGCGTGGGCGTTGGGCGACATTGTAACGGTTGATGATAAAGACCTCAACCTGTCGGTAAAAACCCGCGTGGTGCGCCGCCAGTACAATTTGCAGGAGCCGTGGAAAACTGTGCTGGAACTTTCCACTACCCTTCGGGAATTGGGCGATTCCTCCGCACAATGGGATAAGGCCGCCGATGTGCTGGCATCCACCGATGTGATTGACCGGCAGGAAGTAAAGGACTTGGTGCCTTTTAACCATCTGCGTAATTCCCGCGCTGACAACGGCATGAATTACTGGACGAACTCCGGCTTTGAGGTGGATGCGGAAAACGGCGTTTCCGGTACGGCTTCCTTCAAGGCAGAGGGCGTTTTGGGTATGACAAAAAGCCTGACACAGACGGTCTACCCGGCCAGCCGCCGGAGTTATACCTTTTCAGCGCAGATTGCCTCGGAGGATTTGCAGAAAGGCCCCAGCGGGCAGGTCGGCATCGAAGTAACCTTTGAATATGAGGACGGTTCCACGGAAACGCGGTTCATCGACCTCTTTTAATATAGAAGGGAGCGGCCTATGGCTTCTTTTTCGCAAACTGCCACCGACCTGTCCCCCAAGGGGTACGGGAGGCTGCGTTCCATCACCATCCGGCTTTGTATTACGGATTGCACCGGCAGGGTGTATTTTACCGACATTATGGTGCAGGGTGGCTCCATTGCTACCGGCTGGGTGGGCCATCCCAGCGAAATCCAGTGGACGCTGGACGGATAAGGAGGCAGATATGGCGGCGGAATTTACTCGATTTTCGGAAACAATTTTAACAAAACAGGATCAGCGGGTGGTAAGTATTACCGTCAAGCCGGTGATCTCTGATTGTACGGGCTGGATTTACTTCACCGACCTGATGGTACAGGAAGGCGACCGGCTGACCGGTTATGTGATCCATACGGAAACCCTGCTGCAAAAATACCGGGAGAACGGGGCCATTGTCCCGCCCCGGTTTTATAACGGCGTGGTGCGCTCGGCGGAAACGGTGGTGCTGTTCAACCTCGGCTCCGATACGGCGGGACTGGACTGCTATCTCTACCCGGTACAGGACATGGCGGCTGGCAGCATTTCCGTGGCTTTGGGCGCGGGCGCACACAAGGCAGCTTTCCCTGCTGCGGTAAGTGCCGGGGATGAGCTGGCCCTTCTGGCTTCTTCCCGGAAATGCCTGCTCAACGGAAGCCCCACGGAAAAGCGCGGCTTCTTTCAATACACGGCTGCCGGGGACAGCAAGCATCCGGTGACAGTAGAGGAGCATAAATCCGCCCGGCTGTTGTTTGAATTTCAGGAAATGCAGGAAGGCGGTGATCGGTTTTGAACCGGGACTATCTAAAAGGAAGGCGGTGCATGGTCTGGTCGTTCATGCAGAACGCTCGGATGTACGAGGCTTTGCGGGACTATGGCGACCGGCTGGATACGGTGGGGATTTTTACTTTTGAGGTGGATGCCACCGGGACGCTCTCGGAAACTGGCACAAGCATTTCCTCCATGATGACCTACATCAACAAGTGGCCGCACATTCACTGGATGCTGACCGTGATGAACCACGGGACAGCCAGTATTTTCACGGCTCTGCGCAATAACACAAACGGAGCAAAAGATAAGTTTTTAACCGAGCTGGTGCGCATTATGGAAAAATACCCGTGGTGTGCCGGAGTGGACATTGATTTGGAGCGCGGCGGCGGATATGAGAACCGGGAAGCGGCAAACTCCTTATTTCAGGCTATTTACCAGACGGTCAAAGCCTATGATTCCTCCAAACTCGTCAATATCTGCCTGCCCGGCATGACCGGCGTTCAGGGCAGTGTCGGCGGTGAAAACTGGTGCGTCTACGCCGACCTCAACCCTTACTGCGACACGGCTTCTATTATGTCTTATGGCATGGCGTGGGCAGGCAGCGCCCCCGGCCCCGTATCTCCCCGGAGCTGGTTAGAGGGCATTTACGATTACGCGGTCACGGCGATGTCCCCGGAAAAGATTTTCATGGGCCTGCCGGGATACGGCTGGAACTGGCAGATATACGACACCCCGGAGAACCTGGGCGAAACCTACCGGGGGATTTCCAACACCTACTATGCCGCCAAGCTCTGGATGACCGGCGGCTACAACTTCACCGGGGATGCGCCGCCTCAGCCCATGATCCCCATTATTGCCTATTGGGACGATGTAGATATGGTGCCGTGGGCGCTTCCGCAGGTATATGACTACATGGAAGGATGGGATGCTTCCTCGGTAACTTCGCCCCTGCAGCAGGAAGTCTATAACCGCAGGCGGTATCTGACCTGTTACGGGAAGGAGCAAAAGACCTCCTTCGGCACAATCTACATTGACCGTGGCGGCGGCACACCGGATTCCTACACCGGGCTTGCCACTGTGTCCGATTACATGACGGTTCTCGGTGAGGGCGCGACAGCAACCTTTCATTTTACGATTGAGCAGGCTGGCACCTATGACATAGCGGTACGGCTTGCTTTTCCTTTTTGGGATAAAAACGCGCTGAATGTGGCTGTGGACGGAAGCTCAAAGACCTTTTCGGAGAGCCGCCTGTGGTGGCCATACTGGCGGCGCACCTGCTGGCTTTCCTTTGCTTCCGGCAGGAGCCTCTCCGCAGGCAGCCATACGCTTACGATCAGCGGCGGCGTTCCCGGTGTACAGTTTTACGGTTTCCGGGTATGCAGCAGCTTTTCTGAGGAACCGTCTGCCGGAGAGGCGGCGTTTACCCTCTCACCCCGGCAGTTTCTGGACGTGAACGGCCAGCCAGCCACACCAGACAAGGGCTTTAATCTCACCTGTGAAATGCTCCGGCGAAAACCGGATTCGGCGCTGGTATGGTATGAGGACTTCCGGGATGATACCCCTCTGCCGGACAGCTACTGGATGACGCTCTCCGGGGAATGGTCGGTGTGGAGGGAAAGCTACACCACCGAGAACCGGCCATATTCCTTGCTGGAAGGCTCCGGCAAGCTGGCATGGAAATATGATGGATTCTCCGACCTGCATATCCGGGCGCGGGTGGGTTTTCCACAGAATGGCGGCGGACGGGCCGGGGTATTCCTTGGAAACCTGTTCTGCTGCTTAAACTACGATACTCAGCGGGTGGAGCTATACCAAGGCTCCACGCTTTTGGGGAGCTACTCCACCAGCTTTTCCAAGACCCCGGATGCGCAGCTCCACAGCGATCCGACCGTCTATACCATTGAGATGCGAAAGCGTGGGAGCAAGGTCCGGGTGTATTCCGGTTCCAGCTACACCCTGCGGTTTACCGCAACGGTGAGCGCCACCTCCGGCTATGCGGGGATACAGGCGGACAATGAGATCGTCTGCGACCTGCTGCGGGCCGGTGATGCCTGGGCTTATGAACCCTATGAGTGTTTTGACGTGGTGTATCCGGACGGGGTGCGCACCAGCTTCGGGCGGATCGCCCGCTCTGGCGTGACGTGGGACGAGGAATTTCAGATTTTCTCAGTGAACAGCGACGTGGACGAAGGCTCCACCCGCAGCGAGGATATTTCCCTCGACTATGATTTCTTTCACTCCCACCTGCTGGAAATTTCCTGCGGGAATGATTACACAGCCAAGGTGATCCCACGGGATATAAACGTCTGGACTGCCCGGCTGTTCTTGGGCGACGCGGACGGTTTTTCCATTCTGTATTATCAGGACGTGGATTCGCTGGTATATTGGGCCAACGAGGCTGCTTACCGGTGGGGCCTGCGCGGCATTGCGATCTGGTCTTTAGGACAGGAGGATATGCGGCTGTGGGAGGTCATGCCGAAACAAATCGAATAAATCATGGGAACTGGCGACTGCCCTGCGGGGCGGCCGCTTTTTTCAAGTACACAAACCATTTCAAGAAACGGAGGTATCAACATGAAGGAACTTTGGAATACGGCGCAGGTGATCTTTGCGGCAATCGGAGGATGGCTGGGCTATTTCCTGGGCGGCTGCGACGGGTTGCTCATCGCCCTGGTGGTGTTCGTGGCGGTGGATTACATCACCGGCGTGATGTGCGCCGTCTCGGACAAGAAGCTGTCCAGCGAGGTGGGCTTTAAGGGCATCTGCCGGAAGGTGCTGATCTTTCTGCTGGTGGGAATCGCCAACATCGTGGATGTACAGGTCATCGGCACAGGCTCGGTGCTTCGCACGGCAGTCATCTTCTTTTATCTCTCCAATGAGGGCGTGAGCCTGCTGGAGAACGCGGCGCACCTGGGGCTTCCCGTGCCGGAGAAGATGAAGGACATCCTGGCGCAGCTCCATGACCGGGCGGAAAACACAGAAAGCGAGGGAAAATAACTATGGCTTATACGAACAGTTCACTGGTATCTTACACAAAACTCAGCCCGAACCACTCCGGGCAGCGGACGCACTCCATCGACCGCATCACGCCCCACTGTGTGGTAGGACAATGCTCTGTGGAAACACTGGGGAATATCTTCCTGCCGGTTTCCAAACAGGCAAGCTGCAACTACGGTATCGGCGAGGATGGCAGAATCGGAATGTATGTAGAGGAAAAGAACCGCTCCTGGTGTTCTTCTTCCAATGCAAACGACCAGAGGGCTATCACCATTGAGTGCGCGTCCGATACGGCTGAGCCGTATGCCTTTAAGGATGTGGTCTACCAGAAGCTGATCACCCTCTGCGCGGACATCTGCAAGCGAAACGGCAAGAAAAAGCTCCTGTGGCTGGGAGACAAGGATAAGACGCTCTCTTATGAGCCGAAGTCGGATGAGATGGTGCTGACCGTCCACCGCTGGTTTGCCAACAAGTCCTGTCCGGGAAACTGGATGTATGCCCGGATGGGCGATCTTGCGGAAAAAGTTACGGCACAGCTTGGCGGCGGGATATCCGGGAACACAGAGACGGAGCATCCCGAAAAGCTGACAGAAGGCTATTACCGTGTCCGCAAGACATGGGCGGACAGTAAGACACAGAAAGGCGCATACAAGATCCTATCCAACGCCAAGAGGTGTGCCGACAGCAACCCAGGTTACAGCGTGTTTGACGATAACGGGGTCAATATCTACTCGCCGGGCGGGGCTGCTTCTGCGCCGTCCGAAGATGTGCCGTTTCTTGTCCAGGTCAGCATTTCTGACCTGAATATCCGCAAAGGGCCGGGAACGGACTATGCCAAGACCGGTAAGTTTACAGGAAAAGGCGTATTTACCATCATGGAGGTCAAATCCGGGCAGGGTTCCACGGCTGGCTGGGGCCGGCTGAAATCCGGCGCGGGATGGATTTCGCTTGACTATACATCTAAAATTAAATAACCAAACTGCTGAATGCCCATCGAGCCATAACCGCTCGGTGGGCATATTTTTTTCGGCCAAAATTCGCTCTTCTGTCCAGATGGGTCATTGAGGGTAACCCTCGGAATGGAGGAACCAAAATGACCCATCAGCAAAAAGAACAGATAACTGCCCTACGCTCCCAGGGCTATGGATATGCAACCATTGCAAAGGCGATAGGACTGAAGAAAGATACCGTTGTAGCATTCTGCCGTAAGGTGGGGCTGACCGGCACGAAGGCCGCAGATAACAGCCGCATTGAACTGGACGCCGGATTCTGCCCGCAGTGCGGCGCTCTGCTTACGCAGACTCCCGGCAGAAAGCGCGTCAAGTTCTGCTCCGATAACTGCCGTACCGCTTGGTGGAATGCACATCCTGAAAAGGTTAACCGCAAGGCCGTATACCACTTTACTTGCGTTCACTGCGGAAAGCCCTTCACCGCCTACGGCAATACAAAAAGAAAATACTGCTCTCACGCCTGCTATATTGCAGACCGCTACAAAGGCGGTGACGGGCATGAGTGAGGATAAATTCCGCTCTGAAATGAGCTACCTTGCCGCCCTCTCCATCGCAAAGAATCTCAGGGAAAAGGGGCTTCTGAGCGAGGAGGAATATGCCGTAATTGATACAAATCTGCGGGCTGAGTTCTCGCCGTCTTTGGGTACATTATTATTGGAAAACGACTTGATATAATTGGCTTTCAGAGTGATATATAGTGTCGGAAAGGAGTGATTTCATGCGGATTGTAAATAAAATCGAAGCAAAAACACCGCAGATGCCGCGCCGCAAAAGGGTCGCTGCCTACGCAAGAGTCTCAATGGAGTCCGAGCGGCTGCAGCACTCCCTTTCGGCACAGGTCAGCTTTTACAGCAGTTTGATACAGAGCAACCCCGCCTGGGAATATGTGGGCGTATATGCCGACAACGGAATAACCGGCACCAAAGCCGAAGCCCGCGAAGAGTTCAATCGGATGATTGCCGACTGCGAAGCCGGAAAAATCGACATTATTCTGACAAAGAGTATTTCCCGTTTCGCGCGCAACACCGTTGACCTGTTGAATACAGTGCGCAGGCTCAAGGAACTGGGCGTTTCCGTGCAATTTGAAAAGGAGCGCATCGACTCCCTCACCGAGGACGGTGAGTTGATGCTGACCCTTTTAGCATCCTTTGCCCAGGAGGAGATACGCAGCCTGTCGGACAATGTCAAATGGGGTACCCGGAAACGATTTGAAAAAGGTATTCCCAATGGTCGCTTTCAAATCTACGGGTACCGCTGGGAGGGCGATCATCTGGTTGTCCATGAGGAGGAGGCAAAGATCGTTCGGCTCATCTACGACAATTACATGAATGGTTTATCAGCGGAAACCACAGAGAAGCAGCTTGCCGAGATGGGTGTGAAATCCTATAAGGGCCAGCACTTCGGCAATACCTCTATCAGACAGATCCTCGGCAACATCACTTATACGGGCAACCTTCTGTTCCAGAAGGAATATGTGCAGGACCCCATCAGCAAGAAAAGCAAAATTAACCGTGGGGAGCTGCCGCAGTATTTCGTGAAGAACACCCACGAAGCCATCATCCCGATGGAGGTCTACCAGGCGGTGCAGACCGAGAAAGCGCGCCGCCGGGAGCTTGGGGCTTTGGCAAACTGGAGCATCAATACCTCCTGCTTTACCAGCAAAATCAAGTGCGGTCGGTGCGGAAAGAGCTATCAGCGCTCCAACCGCAAGGGACGAAAAGATCCTGACGCTAACTACACCATCTGGGTCTGCGGGACTCGAAGAAAAACCGGGAATGCCAAGTGCCAAAACAAGGACATCCCAGAACAGATACTCAAGGAAGCCTGCGCTGTGGTCATGGGACTGGATACGTTTGATGAGATCATCTTTTCAGAGCAGATCGACCGCATTGAGATCCCTGCTCCGAATGAGATGATTTTCTATTTTAAGGATGGCCACATTGTACCGCACCACTGGGAATCCACCATGCGGAAAGACTGCTGGACGGATGAGCGCCGAGCCGCCAAAGGACGGTATGTGCAGGAGCATCAGCTCGGTCCCAACAGTTCCTGCTTCACCAGCCGCATTCGCTGCGACAGCTGCGGCGAGAACTACCGCAGGCAACGTTCACGGCACAAAGACGGCAGCTTTGATTCCGTATGGCGGTGCGCGTCAGGCGGAAAATGCAATAGCCCCAGCATCAAGGAGGAAGTCCTTAAAAACCTCTGCGCTGACGCTATGGGGCTGGAATCATTTGACGAAACGGCTTTCCGTGAGCAGATTGCCTGCATTCATATCGTTGCTCAGTTTCAACTTTCCATCCGCTTCTTTGACGGGCATACCTTTGAAGCGGCATGGGAAAATAAGCGAAAAATGCCCAAGCATACGGAGCAGCGCAAGCAGCATATGCGGGAAGTAATGATACAGAGATGGAGGGAAAAACGTGGCGAAAGTAACGACGATACCGGCGACGATAAGCCGGTTCACGGCAACGCCGATCAATGAAAGGAAAAAGCGCCGCACCGCCGCCTATGCCCGTGTCTCCACGGACAGCGAGGAGCAGCTTACCAGCTACAGCGCCCAGGTGGACTATTATACCAACTATATCAAGAGTCGGGACGATTGGGAGTTTGTTTCCGTATATACGGACGAAGGTATAACCGGTACGAATACCAAGCACCGCGAGGGCTTCAAACGCATGGTAGCGGATGCGCTGGCGGGTAAGATAGACCTTATCGTTACCAAATCGGTCAGCCGCTTTGCCCGCAATACGGTAGACAGCCTGACCACGGTGCGCCAGCTAAAGGAAAAGGGCGTGGAGATCTATTTTGAAAAGGAAAACATCTGGACGCTGGACAGCAAGGGAGAACTGCTTATCACCATTATGTCCTCGCTGGCGCAGGAAGAAAGCCGCAGCATTTCCGAGAACTGCACCTGGGGACAGAGAAAGCGGTTCGCAGACGGCAAGGTCACCGTACCCTTCAAGCGGTTTCTTGGCTACGACCGGGGTCCCGATGGCAATCTCGTCTTGAATAAGGACGAGGCGGTCATCATCCACCGCATCTACAGTATGTTCCTGCAAGGCATGACGCCGCACGGCATTGCCGCCAGGCTGACCGCCGACGGCATCAAGTCGCCGGGCGGCAAAGACAAATGGAACGCAGGAGCAGTTCGTAGCATTCTCACCAACGAGAAGTACAAGGGCGATGCGCTCCTGCAAAAGAGCTATACGGTGGATTTCCTCACCAAGAAGAAAAAGGTCAACGAGGGCGAAATCCCGCAGTACTATGTGGAGGGAAATCACGAGGCCATCATTCAGCCGGAGGTGTTTGAACTGGTTCAGCAGGAACTGAAGCGCAGAAAGCAAGGTCGGGGCCCGCATAGCGGTGTCCACCTTTTCTCCGGCAAGATACGCTGCGGACAATGCGGAGAGTGGTACGGTTCCAAGGTCTGGCATTCCAACAGTAAGTATCGCAGAGTAATCTGGCAGTGTAATCACAAGTATGACGGCGAGGAAAAATGCTCCACGCCGCACTTGACGGAGGATGAGATCAAAGCGATGTTTATTTCAGCGGCGAACAAGCTGATTGGCAAAAAGACCGCAATTATCTCGCCTCTACGGGCTTCGCTGGACATTGCCTTCGACACCTCCGCACTGGAAGCCGAAACCGAAAAATTGCAGGAAGAACTCATGGTCGCCTCAGACCTCATCCAGAAATGCATCTACGAAAACGCTCATGTGGCGCTCGACCAGAGGGAATACCAGAAACGCTATGACAGTCTTACCGCCCGCTTCGACATTGCAAAAGCACGGCTTGAGGAAATCGAAACCGCCATTGCTGATAAGAAATCCAGACGGGCGGCGATTGAATCCTTTCTGGGCACGCTGGCGCAAGCTGACCTGATGGGAAAATTTGACCCTGTCCTCTGGTGCGGTCTGGTGGATCATGTAACAGTCTACAGCAAGGACGATGTGCTTTTTACCTTTAAGAATGGGCAGGAAATCCGAGCGTAAGGGGAAAAAGGATACTCCTCACTACCAATTGCGGTGGTGAGGAGTATCCTTTTTCCATAAGCATCCTCTTCAGTTGAATACTACGATGTAATCTCTTGCGAATCGGTCAAAGGTTGCTTCGGCTTCCGAGAGGACATCATCCAGTTCTTCATTGATTTTACCACGCACATAGGCTTCTCGTAGGGCAGGTCTTTCGAGCAGTGCCCATTTGAGTTGGCTATAGGTGTATTTAGCAAAGGCTATCCATTGAGGATAATTGATTGCAACAGGGTTGTGCGTAAAATATACCTTTCCGGCATTTGCTGCCGTAGCACCGGCATGAGCAATGAAGAGCATTGTTGCCAGTTTAGGGTGCTTCTCTCGGTTTAAGGAAAACGGAATAGCATCCTTTATTTCGTGTCCTTCCTTTATGCGCTTAATAGAATAACCCAAACGGACAATAACCTCTACAAGCATTGCGGGAATGGACATGGAGCAGAAGTGGATGAAATCATAACCCTCATAGTACATACCTTGAACGATTTCTGCTATGGTTTGTTCCTCTTCACCGATGCTGCCAAATTGAAGAAGGTTAAAGAGACTCATCAGCGGTACAGGGAGTCCCATAGAAGTGGTTACGTCCGATTTGAAATGAATGACCTGTTTTGCCAGTGCTGCGAAGATATCTGATTCTTTGCGGTCGGCATAATTCTCCATCACCTGAGATACGATATTTCCGGCTTTGTCGATGGTAGTCATTCTGCCGGTCAAAATATCCGCTACACCGAATACGAAACCGAGGAGAGGATCATGCCCCAATTGAAGCAGTCTGTGGTAGTAAGCAGAAAGTCCTTCCACACGGATTGTTGTGTGGCGATTATCCTGGGCATCATAAGGAACCTTGCTGACTTTTGAATTGGCAAGTTTCTGCATTTCTTCTTCTGGGAATTTTTTATCGAAGTAGTCTCGAACGTAGTTGGAAAGGGGACCACCTTTCAGCCCATCCGGGGTTTTCTGCGGAATGCCGACAAGAAGAATATCCACTGCAGCACCAACCAACCCGGCAAGAGCGGCGATGCTGATGTCAAAGGCATCAAGCCGATGTACAGCATTAAATTCTTCGTTGAGTTGTTTAATAGCAAGCTCGTTACTGCGGAGTTCCTCCTCAGTGAAAAGGGACTCCAATTCGCAGTCCGTTCCTACGTGTGTTTCTGCTTCGGCGCAGCATTGCTCCCAAGTAGGGATAACCATTGTTTTTCTGGGTTGTACAGGCACTAAGCCCTTGATCGCATCCGGCTGATATCCAAGCCTACGAAGCAGGGCATCCGCTTTGGCTACAGTGGCATCCGCTTCAGACAAAGACGGAAAGTGAATCGATTTGAGGTCTTCATCGTGGTGCTTGAGTACAGAATTTATCTGCCTTTCGGTTTCGCTATACTTGTACTTGCTCATTCAGAAGCACCTCCCTCCGTTAGGTTATTTACGATTTGCTCCAACTGGTCAACCTTTTGTAGAGCTTCCTGTCCCTGTTCTGCCTTGTCTTTCAGCACATTGATTTCAGCTTCATGTTTTCTGATAACTTGCTGTTGTTTGTGAGCATTTTCCTCAAAGGCTTTTTTGTCCTTTTTACGACCCATACGAATACGAATGTTATCAATGGTTACACCAGCAAGAGCCCCTGCGAGAAATTCAGTCGCATGGTTTTTGACAAATGCGCCTGCGGTCTTGCCTGACTCAACAAGGGTGTTACCAACCTTGACAAAGTCAATATTGGGGAGTTTGATTTGCTTTCCCATAGAAGCCCTCCTTTAAGCCACCCCCAAGTCGTGGCCCAAATCCTTCACGGCTTGCTGGAGCAGTATATTCAAACTCTGCAAATAATCCAGACGTTCCTGCGTGGCGTCTGCTTCATCTTTTAGTGCCTTGATAATCGCTTCATGACGAGCGAGAACTTCTTTATAGAGACGCTCCTTCTCCTGTCGCAACTGTTTATTTTTGAGGTGTGCTGCAACGCCAACACCTCCTGCTGCTAACGCTGCGATAGGGGCGGCCAAAACAAATATGCCAGCTACCATACCACCGCCGACCACGGCACCAGCAGCCGCCAGTCCAGATGTTATTCCGGCAGCGGACAAACCAACAACGCCCAGGCCATAGAGGGCAGCAAAGGAACCTACACCGCCAATTCCAGCACCAAGGGCACCTGCAAGGACTTCGGGGATTGCACTTTCTTTGATTGTTCGTTTCGAGTCGTTCACAGCAGCGGCGGCCTCATTTACAACATTTACGATCTGCTGGAGAGAGTCCACACTCTGAAAAACCATGTCTTTTTTCTTTTTCACATATCCGCCCATAAGATTACTCCTTGCCCTTTTTCGACTTCTTTTTTCCGTCGGCGATTGATTTAGCAAGCCACACATTCACAGCAGCAATGCCTGCACCGATTCCGAGAGGTCCCATAAGAACTCCGGCACCAACCACAGCACCGGCTACTTTCATCCATTCCTTAGACACATCCGCACGAGTGGAAGTGCCTGCTAGGATGGAAGGAGCCATCATGTTTGCTTTGGCCAAGAGTTCATTTCTGTGGTCTTCACTGTAGTTCTCCGGGTGATCCACAAGGACATCCAGAAGAACTTTCAGCATTTCTGTGTCATCTGGCTTTTGAATCATTTCTGCATCGAGGACACTTCTCATGGCGATATATTGTGTTTTGGTCAGCTTATTGCGACCACTTTCGATGTTATTAATAGTCTGTCTGGTGACGCCGATTTTTTCACCAAACTCCTCGGCAGTCCATCCAACAGTGCGTCGTATTAAAAGTAAATATTCTTGCATACGAATGATTTCATCCATAGGTGCGCCCTCCTCTTGTATAAATTATAGCCTTTGACAATATATTTGTCAATAGTTCGGCGTGGTATATACGCTCTGCTACAATAAAAAACAGCCGCTTCGGATTCTACACCGCAACGACTGTTTTTACACCGCAAAGGCGCACTTTTTAATTATTACCGCAAATTGCAATAACAAGTTGGACACCCCGTGGTAAAAACCTTGGTCACGGAT